CCCGTCATCGTGCCGAATTAACACATGGCTGGTATTCCGATAATCCAATGAATGATGAGTTTCATCAAAGGAACTGGCTTGATACTCGTTACGGTTTTGGTATCGGCGGCGTTAGGATGATGTATGAACGGGCCGAAGCTGGCGAAAAGAGGCTTCGCGTCCTTGAGCGTCAATATTATCGGTGGAATGTGGCTTTATGCTATGTCAATCCTAAGAATCAAGACTTCCAGGTAGTCCCTGAGCATGTTAAGCAACAAGAGGCAGAGAAAAAAGCTCAAGAAATGGGGTATATTCTCGCAAAAGTGAATACCAAAAGGGTTTACTGGCGCGTTTCTACCCGGTATTGCATGTTGCATGATACATGGTCGCCATATCGTTCTTTAACAATAGTTCCATATTTCTATATTTTCGATTATGGGGCAACTTTGGGGATGGTTGATAATGCAATATCTCCTCAAGAGCTTCGCAATAAGTCACTTTCAAATGGTATCCATATCATGAATACCACGGCAAATTCAGGATGGAAAATACCTTATGAGGGAGAAAAAAGCACTCTCAAGGGCATGACTGTAGAGGAACTTCGTAACCAGGGGGCAAAGAGCGGCCTAGTTATGGGATACGATAAGTCAATAGGTGAACCTCAGAAGATCACTCCTAACCAGTTTCCTGAAGGGCTTAAATATCTTGTAGAGATAGGTAAACAGGGAATTAAAGACACAACAGGAATTCAGGATGCTGATAGCATGTTGCGTTCTCATGTTCCCGGAGATTCAACCCAAAGCGCAATGTTTCAATCAAAGTTAATTCTCGCTGACCCGTTGGATAACCTTGAATCAACCCGTAGTTTTGTAGGCCGGAAGATCATCGAGCTTGCTCAAGACTTCATGAGTGCTGAAAGGCTCTTTACTATAACGGATATAGACGAATACGGTAAGGAGAAACAAGAACAATTCACTATCAATGAGGTACAGGCTGACGGTTCTATCCTGAACGATATTACCGTTGGTGAGTATGACGTTGTTGTGACAACCAAACCGACTGCTCGGACATGGCTGGAAAGCCAGTTTAACGAACTGAAATCCTTGAAAGAGCTTGGTGTTGGCATACCGGATGATGAAATGGTGCGCCGTTCCAATATCGACAATAAACATGATCTCGCTGACCGGATGGGTAAGCCGAAAGATGATGGTGGCGCTGCTCAAGCGAATATGGAATTAATTAAAGCAAAAGTTAAAAAGATGATGTCGGAAGCAAATGCAACTGACGCAAAGGCAATACAATCTTACATAGAATCAATTTTCGGAAGTGTAAGTGCAGCACAAATTTTATCTCAAGTGCCTACGGCTGCACCTATTGCTGATGAATTGCTGTTATCTTGTGGATTCAAGGATGCTCAAATTCCTGAAGTAATCAGCAAACCCGGAGATTTGACAGCGGTCCCGACTACACCTGAAGCACAAAATACGCATCCGAATTTCCCACCATTACCTCCTTCATCTACGGCGGGGATTGATAAAGGAATTGAGACAGGAGCGACACCATGAAAGGAGCTAATATCGTTATGAAAGTTCCGATGGAAGAACAGAAGATCAACGGGTTTGACCGATGGGATGTGAAATCGGCTATGGAATGTTTGTCACGTGCTTATATAATCAAGAAAGACACAAAGATGATGGAGGCCATTGGTATCCTTGCAAAAGAGCGATTGGAAGAGACAGCCGGGATACTCCATCATGTTGATGAGGCAAAAAAAGAGAAGTAACTTTCATAATATAGGAGGCGGTCATGGCAGTAACAAAAGAATGGAATCCCACGCCTGAAGAGAAGGGCGACACATTTACACCTGAAGGTGACGATGGCGGTATAGTCATCCCGGAAGATTTCTCACCTGATTTCCTGGCGGAACTGGCTAAACTCGCGCCGGAAGATAAGGCGGCTGCGGAAAAGGCGGAAGCTGAACGGCTGGCGGCTGAGAAAGAAGCGGCTGATAAAGCCGAAGTTGACCGGATCGCTGCCGAAAAATTGGCGGCTGAAGAAAAGGAACTTGAAGGGAAAGGGTTTATCCCCAAAGGTCGCTTCAACGAGATCAACAACGAGAAAAAGGCTGCTGAAGAGAAAGCGGCGGCGGCTGAAGCTGAAAACAAGACTCTCAAGGAACAACTGGAACTTGCTAAAAAGGGTAAAATTAAACCGGAAATCAAGCCGGACCCTCTCGACCTGATGGAAGAGAAGGTTGTCGAACTTGACCTTGTAAAACAAGCTGCCCTTACCGATTACGGTTTTGACTCTGATGAATACCGTCAAGCCGTCAAGGATTACAATCGTGGACAGCGGCAACTGATGCAAATGGAATCTGATGTTCAGGCCGGTAAAGCTGTTGCTGGTCTAAAGGGTGAAAATGCTGCTTACGCCGCAACGAAGTCAGAACTTAACGAAGTGGCTGAAGCTGCTTATGAAGTCTATCCTTTCCTCAATAAAAACGGGGAAAACTTCGATGAAACTGCAATCAACGATGTTCTGGAATACCGGAATGAACTTATCGACGCCGTTAAATCGGATGGGTCAAGGAAATACACCCCTGCTGAAGCCCTTCAAAAAGCCATTGACAAACTTGCACCTTTCCATGCTGCGCGTATAGGGGTAAAGGTTCCTGATGGTGAAACCGAAATACAGAAAGCAGTCAGGGAAAAACGTGCTCAAGAAGCGGCAGAGAAAGCGGCTGCGGCTACCAGAAATCAACCGGCTTTTGTCAAGGGCCGTACTGATGAGGGCGGGTTCAAGCTGGATGTCAATAAAATGACGGCTGACGAAATAGCAAAACTCCCGAAAGATGTTCAAGATCGGCTCTTAGGGAATACTCTTGACGAAAAAGATCAACAAAGAGCGGCATAAAATCAATAATGGAGGAGAAAAACCATGTCTGATGAAACTCAAGAAACTGGTGTAAATTCTAATGAAGCGGCTGATACTCCTGCACCGGCTCCGGCTGAACAATCGGCGGCTGATGCTCCTGAAGTGAAAGATGAACCGATTGAAGAAGAATTACCGGCTCCGCCTGTCGCTGATGCACAACCGCCTGAAGATGATGTGACTGAAGAGGATGAAGAAACACATCCCCTACTTCGTCTTGAAATGCTGGAAGATCATGTAGCTTTCATGGAAGCATTTCTCCTGACACTCCCGGAATACAAGTTTTTTAAAACACGGCACGCATAACAATATCAGGAATCATCCATCTAAAAGGATGCTCTCGCCTTGGAATGGCGGTAAACTTATCCCGGTTAACCCGATTAATCCGTGAAATGATCGTTTCCGCCGACCTCCGGCGAAAAACAGAGGCAAACCAACAATCTAAACGAAACGACACTACTCACGGAGGTACACAAAATGGGTTACACAAATTTCGGGTTCCTAAGTCCCGACAACATCAAAGTCTGGCAGAAAATGACCCGCCACGAATGGCAGCGGAAAAGCTGGATATTCCAGAAATTCGCTGGCGTGGGATCAGGCTTTCCGATTGAGCTTATCAAGGATATGAAAAAGACCCTCGGCGGCGGTACGGAGTGCTTAATGCAACTCGTTAACCGGCTGACCCGCGACGGTATGGTAATGTCCTCGGCTGGCAATCTGGAAGGCAACGAAGAAGAAATGGAAAAGAGCGACCAGAAAATCCGCATTGACGCCCTCGCTCATAGCGTCAAGCATAAGGGTGATCTGGTTGCACAAAATGAAGTTGCCGACTTCAGGACTGAGGCCGAAATCGGCCTTACCGACTTCGGCGCTGACCGTACAGATCAGCTTGTCATGCTCACCCTCTCCGGCATTTCATACGCCTACAACCTGAACGGCACTCTGCGCGGCTACTACGACAAGGGCGGGAACTTCCAACTCGATCCGTCTTATCAGAACTTCACCTTCGCACAGGACGTAACCGCGCCTTCAAGCCTTCGTCATCTTATGTGGGACCCGGTTGGTCTGCAACTCGTTCCTGGCAATACTGCCTCGATCACGCAGAATCCCTCGACCTTCAGCTATCAGGCGCTCGTCAATCTCCGCGCCTATGCCCGGACTCACAGGATGAAACCGCTTATGTCCGGTGGCCGGGAATGGTACGTTCTCATGACCACACCTTTTGCCTTGGCAATGCTGAAGATGGACCCGGAATTCCAACGGGCTATCATCCAGGCCGGTGTGCGCGGCGACGAAAACCCGTGGTTTACCGGTGCATCCGTCAAGGTGGATGGTCTGGTTATCCATGAAACCGATTTCGTTTACACCACTACCGGCGCTGCATCTGGCTCCAAGTGGGGGGCGGGCGGGACCATTGATGGTGCTCGTTCTCTCCTTCTCGGCGCTCAAGCCCTCGGTTTTGCTGACTTGGGAGAGTGGGAATGGGTCGAGAAACGGTTCCAGTACAACCAACATCCTGCCGTTTTCACCAAGAAGATGTTCGGCCTCAAAAAGCCGGTGTACTTCTCGACAACGGATGTCAGTAACCAGGACTTCTCCGTTATCGCTTTCGATCATTACACCATCGGCGGTGGAAGCCTCGGCGTGACCGGCCTCATTTAACAACCAACTGGCCGGGGGTGAAAGTTCCCGGTTATCACCTTTTTGATGGAGGTAAATAATGAAGAAATATGTTGATAAAATCGCTTTTCTCGCACTTGTCGCGGTGGCGGTAGGTTGTTTCCTTGCAATCCCGCCTCAAGTCAAGGCCGATTCGGGGTGGGGTGGATATGGTGCTCCGGCTGCTGTGACGCAGATATTCAGCAATGTAAGTACCACAACGACCTCAACCCCTATCTTTGTGGGCCTGTATCGGCATAAGACGCTGACTGTCACTGGTATAGCCGTCTCAGGTCATACTGCGGCATCACTTTCCGGGACTGTGGCCGTTAAATGTTCGCCTGATGATAGTACCTTTATCGCTCAAACCGCCAACTGGACTACTGCGGCGGGTGTCGCGCTTTCCACCACATCGAATACAAACATGAACTGGTCTGATGCTTGCCAGTGGCTTGAATTGGTGTGGACAAAGACGAGCGGCGAAGTCTCGGCATGGCTCAGTCTCGGTAATTAACAACCAACAAATAACTCGTATGGAGGTATAAATCATGAGTTTCAACAAAGACGATGGGGGAATCCAGTATTCCCGGAAGAAAATGATCGAGTTTGCAATAGCGGATGTTATTGCTGCTGGATCGGCCGTATTTCTCGGTCTGATTGACATTCCTCCCGGTTGCATTGTCACTGGGGGAGCCTTGAACATCCTGACTGCGTTCAATTCCACTGCAACGGACACTATCGCCGTGGGAGATGCAACCACAACTAACCGGTATCTCGGCGCTACCAGCGTTCACACTACTGGCTACACAGCCTTGGTTCCTACTGGTGCTCCTGTAACGACAACCGCAATGCAAACTGTTGGTATTGTCTGGACTTCGGGCGGCGGCACTCCGACAACCGGTTTTGGCTATCTGACTGTTGATTACGTCAGGCCGGGTGCAGCCGATGAGTATTACACCCTGTCTGACCCGATTGCGCCGTAACAGTTTCATGTGATTCTAAAAACCGTCAAGGGCAACTTTGGCGGTTTTAGGAAGTACATCAAACACAAATCAGGAGGAAATTAAAATGTCTGAAGAATTTGTAAGTAAAACCCTCGATCTGTCGGTAATGAGCAAGGATAAGTTTTGCGTTCTTCCCGGACAGCCTTGGATACGGTGCGCCACAATAGAAGGTGGTCATACCATTGTTATCGCTCCGGCTGGCGCAAGAAACGCAAAGGGCGAAGTGATCTCTCCCCGTGAAATCCCTCAGATATTCGTCAATGAAGCCCTTGGCAAAGGTGCTATCACCGAGACAATGCTTTCCCGTATTCAGGCGGGACTTGGTGACGATGAGACTCCTGAAAAGCCGGTTCTCTCTCTCGTTCCTAATTCCACTCCTGATATGACGGCTGAAGAACGGTTCGGAAAGATCAAGCAAGCTCTGCTTCCCATTCTTATTGCCGGTAAGCCTGAAGATTTCACACAACAGGGTATGCCCCAGGTCGCCGCCATTTCAGCTTCAGCCGGGTTTGATGTTACCGGTGCTGAACGTGACGCCGCCTTTTCGGAGTTGAAAGACTCCCCGGAGATACAGGCACTTAAAAAATGAGCACTACAAAGGAACTTATAGAGCAAATCAGAGAAGATTTCCTTGTTGATGAAGTCGAAAGTGGCGATAATAAGAGGAATGCTCTCTGGAAAGATAGCAACATTGTCCGCGCTCTCAACCAATCAGAGAGAGAGATTGCGCGGCGTTGTATGCTACTTCAGGACTCTACGACAAACTCTATCTGTTTCCTGAACATTGTACCGGACCCTATCACCGGATTGTTCCCTCAAACCATCCAACTTTCATCCAAAGTGATACGGGTTCGGTTCGTTCTGTTCCCTCGATGTTCTCAAACACAAACTACTTACCCCCAAAACTATGACTTGGTGCGTACAACCACGGAGAGTTTAGAAAGCGAAAGTGTGAACCTATGGGGGTTTGGCCGGGGTTGGATAGGTAGACGAGGCCGAGTAGAACGGTATCTAACCGATTTTCAGTATCGCAGTCTTACTTTTGACCGTGTTCCTGAATATGCGGGTACTGTCCAAATTGGGGTTATCCGATTACCCTTAAACAATCTAAGCGCAAAAATGCCGGACAATGAACCTGAAATCAAGGAATACGATCTTTTCCTTATTCATGGAGCCTTGAAATATCTTTATTGTAAAGGATTCATGACTGAGGATACGGAAACTTACGATCCTATCAAGGAAGCCCGTTGGCGCAATGAATTTGAAAAGGACATAAATCAGATCAGTGAAGATTTAAAAGCAATGCAGCCAAAAGAAATAATTTGTAGACCGGAAGGATGGGATGAAGGGCATCATCGTGGTGGTTTTGATCATAGGGACTGGTAATGGCAAAAGAACATAACTTGGATGTGTCTATTGCTGGTTTTGCCGGTACGAATAACGTACAGGATGCAGCACGTCTTAAAATCGAGAATGGCCTTGCGGAATGTGCAATGATAAGTAACTTTGATGTTTCGGACACCTATTCTGCCGTTACTCGTCAAGGTAAAGATTTGGTCTATTCTGGCACTCCACATAGTTTCGATTCGAATGGTTCAGGCTATTTTGTGGAGGGGAATTATTTCAAGCAACTTATGCCGGATTATTCGGTTGTGATTTTGGGTACGTTAAAAGCTCCATATCTGCCGATGAGTTATACCCCTGTCAATTATATGACGGTATGTTCAAACGGTGTTGATCTTTTTATAGTTGAAAATGGTGTAGTCTCGGCTTTCTCTATTCCTCAACCTCAGTTTGGGTTGGTGAATGGAATAAACATGCAACTGAAAACGGCTATTCTGGCGGCTCAAATTGTCGCTTTTTATATGAGAAGGCTCTGGTATGCGGTTGGCCCTGCTCTTTACTTTTCTGATGCTGACAATATCGAACAGTCTGATGTACGGGATGATCCTTTCGTGTTCAATAAATTGATTACGATGGTACTTCCCCTTGACAACGGGATTTATGTTGGTGCGGATAAAGTCTACTGGCTGGCTGGCAGAGAGCCGGAAGAAATGACTATTCCTCCTGGGAGTGGTTATGATAGTACGGTGGTTGCCGGAACGGGAATTGCTTTTGATGGCAACATTGCTGGTGGTACGGGTAAAATAGGCATGTTCACAACCACGGATGGAATTTGTTTGGGTGCAGACAACGGACAAGTGCAGAATCTTACTTTGAATAAAATAGCCTTTGCTGATGGTCATCGTGGGGCTGCTATTATAAGAAAATCAGGAGATTTTAACCAGTACATATCTTGGACATAAAGGAGAGACAATCATGTTACAGAGCGACGGATTTTCATTGGCAATAACCCAAAACAGCGATTATTGGGGTAATCTTCAAGGTGGAGTGCTCGACCTTTGGAGTGGTGCAGCTCCGGCGACTGCAAACCTTGCAGCAACGGGTACGCTTCTAGCGACGCTCTCTAATGCCGGTGGTGCGCCAACTTTCGAGACTCAGGCGCAATGGTCTATCACTCTCTCGGGTACTACTTCCGGGACGTTGAACACTGTTACCCTTGGCCTTGTACCGCTGCTCCCCTCCGCTGTGACATACGCTGTGAGCTTCACGAATACTGCGGCTCTGGCGGCTGCGGCTATCAATGCTGCTCATAATTTCCTCGGCATTGTGGCGACTTCTATTGGTGCGGTTATTTATCTTACCGCTCCCCACGGATCCGGGACTTCGTTTAACAACATGATATGCGCGGCAACAGCGACAACCCTGACGGCAACTGTGGCGAGTGCTGGCGCTGCTTCAACTGCTGGCGTGGCGGCTGTCAACGGCCTCCCTTGGCTGTTCCCTCCGGTTGTAACCGCCAATGTCGGCGCAGTGGTAACAGGTGGCCCTGGAACGTGGGAAACTTCATCTGCTCTGGCAACAGGGACAATCGGTTATGCAAGGCTCAGACTGGATTCTGCGGATAATCAGGGTGCAAACTCCACTTATCGCCGGATTCAATTCACCGTAGGGACTTCTGGAACGGATATAATCAGTTCGATCCTGACGACAACCCAAGGCGCTCCGACTATCGTCAATACAGAAGGTATCACTATCGCCAACTAAGTGAATAAGGCGCGGCATGTATTTATCATCCAGCACAAACCCTAGAGTTGCGTCGATCAGCATCAATGCCACTCAGTTGGCGGCAACTACAAACCCGCGCTCTTTTTCTGCCTTACTTTTTAATGGTAATTTACTTACTCTTTCGGCTGTTACAAACCCGAGAGTTGCCAGCATTCTCTTAAATCAGTATCTAACTGTAAACGCCTCGACAAATCCGCGCTCTTTCTCGGCGAATATGTACGTTGGGCTGGCATTAACGCTCAATTCCTCGACAAATCCGCGATCCTTCTCAGCCACATTAGGGCAGACTGCGATTTTACTGGCTTCCACTAATCCCCGGACAGCCTTTGGGATACTTGCCGGTCAAATTCCGGACATGGCGCTTTCTGCCTCGACTAATCCCCGTACAGCGTTTATTGTATTAGGGATGCCGGGAACGACTCAGTTTACCGTCACGGTCATGAATCTGAAAAATAAACTGGTATCTTTTTACGAGAATTATAACTTTGAATCGGTGGCTATCTTTAACGGGGTGCCTATTGGATGTGATCCGGCTACGGGGCTTTATGTCTTGAATGGCCCTGACGATAACGGAACGGAAATTGATACTTCAATTCTTCTTGGAGATTATGACTTCGGGATTGACAATATCAAAACCACTCCTCGACTCTATCTGAATTATTCAGGAGACGGTGAAGCACAAGTTTCAGTTTCCATTGATAATGATGAAATGGATGGCCCTTACGACATCCCGGCTCCGCATGAAACAAAACTTCAAACAAGACGGGCAAAACTTCCTATTGGGTTCAGGGGAAGTCATTACCAATATCTAGTTGAGAATGTGCAAGGTTCTCATCTCACAATCCAGAACATCGAGCTTCAATTCAAGAAGTCACAACGGAGGCTACATTGAAACCGGGAAGATATGATTTTATCATAGATCAGGGCGCGAATTGGGGCCAAACATTCTATTTTGGCAATACCGCCGTGGGTTTGGCACTCCTGCCCTCATCTCCTTATACTGTTGTTGTTGATGGAGTGGCAAAAACTTTTACTCGCAATGATGGTGGTTCTTGGCTGACTGATGGTCTTGTAACCAGTAATTATCTTGTTTGTGCCGGGTTTCAGAATCAGGTTAATAACGGCTCCCACTTGATAACCAATGTCACGGCCAAGGTGATAACCTGTGATGGCGACACCTTGACCACGGAAACGGCTTCTCCGTCTATTTCTGGACAAACTGTAATGGTAGTGAAGGCTATGGACTTCACGGCGGCTACAGGTGCTTCCATGATCCGGCAACAGTACAGTGACGTAAGCCCTACAGTTACAATCACGGTTGCTTTTTCCGGTACTCCTACGGATGGTTCCATAGCACTCTCGTTGACTCATGTCCAAACTGCTGCTATTCCTGCCGGTAAAGACGTTTGTTCACAGGCAAGTCAGTATGTTTGGGACTTGAACGTAACTCAATCTTCATTGGTCACAAGAATGTTAGAAGGTAAAGTCTCTATTGATCCGAGTGCCACACATTGAGCGATTTTGAAGAAACTACAATAGTTGAGACGATAGCAGAAAATGAGATTGTGGTGATTCCACAACCTGACACTTCCGTTATTGTCGCGGTCCCTGCTCCTGATTTGCCAATTATTGTCATTGTAGGCAATTCTCCTGGTGCTCCTGGTGCTCCTGGTGCTCCCGG